ACCGACGATCCAACAGACCTAGATCCAATCATAAAAATAATTCCAATGCCAGAGGGTATAGACGGTCATTGGATTAAAATATGGATGTATACTCTAGAAGGGTTGGGAGACACTTTATATCTGGATCTTGATGTTAGAATACAAAAAAATATTGATCATTTGTGGAATTACCTTGACATTTATCCAACAATAGCGTATACTTATTGGAAGAATAAAGAGTTTCCGAATATTGTTGGGGAAACACATAGTATGCGCTTCTTGAGTAATTATAACTCAAGCGTCATGATGTGGAAAGAAGGTACTGTTAACCATATTTGGGAGCACTTTCAAACAGACCCAGATTACTTCATGGTTAAATACTTTGGTGATGATAGATTTTTATGGCATGAAGATTTTAGATTCAATTACTTTCCAAAGGGCGAGATTTATTCTTTTGTTTATGGAGCAGATTATTATGGAATTGACGACCACAACGAATCATTTTACTATCGACCGAGTTACACGATAGCATTACTAAACGGATTGGATCAATTCCCTGGAGCAGATAAAGAATATGATGAACTTCGTATGCATTAAGTGGGGTGATAAGTATCCCGCCAAATATGTAAATAATCTTTACAATATGGTAAAGAAAAATTATGCTCGCAATCCTGCGTCATATACTTTCACATGTTATACCGATGACGCAGAAGGGATTGAGTGTGACACTGCACCAATACCAGACGATGGTATTTTACACCCGAAGCATTGGTTTGAAAAAGAAACTTTCTGCTTTGACCGTGCAAAGTTCTTAGTATTCAATTCACATAATTGGTTGGGGTATAAGGGCAACTGGTGCTACTTTGATCTTGACGTAGTAATCCAAGAAGATATAACTGATCTTGCAGAACTTGCGCAGAAACCTCGTATAATTTATTGTCGGTGGCAACCAGAATCGCAGAAACACGACAGATTGTTTATTGATATTCGAGGAACATTCTACAACTCAAGCATGATGACTTGGCCTGGTAAATCCTGTGAGCATATTTACAAAGATGCTATCGAGAATTCGGAATCGATATTTAAAACTTTCTTCAAGGGAAGTGACAACTATCATTACTGGAGGCAAAGAGATTTCTGGAAGGATATTCCTGGTGGATGGGTCTATTCTTGGAACCGTGGTAAACATCATCCAGACGACGTAGAACGATTTAAGTTTCGATCAGATGCTAAGATTTGCTTGTTCAATACAGACAACGTACCACATCCATCAGCAAAAGAACAACAAGAACTGTCTGACTGTCATGACGAAAATATTATTGGATTATGGAAATGAGAGTAAATTACGTTTGCTGTAAATGGGGTACCAAATATGATGCCGATTTTGTCAATCGACTTTATCGAATGGCAAGGAAGCACACCCCAGATAACTTTGAGTTTCACTTCTATTGCTATACAGACAACAGTGAAGGTTTTGATAATGAGATTAAAGTCATCGACTTCCCAGACATTCCCGACATCCACCCCAAATACTGGTTTGGATCAGATGATTTCAAATACGGCATGGCACGTTGTTGGGACAGACCAAAGACGTTCATCTTCAATACACATAACTTCGCAGACGATAAACCCACTGGAAGATTTGTCTTTTTCGACCTTGATGTTATCATTCAAAATGATTTGTCGCCGATCATCACTTATGACCTAGAGAATCCTACCAAGTTGCGTTCGTGGTGGCAAGACCCTCGACCTATGAAGTCTCGTAACTTTAAATTGGCGCATGGCGCATATACCAATGGCAGTTGTATGGTGTGGTCAGATGATCAGACAGAATGTATCTGGCACGATGTTCTGGAACATCAAGAACGTATTTGGTTTACATTCACCGACGGAACAGACAACTATCACAGTTGGCGTTGGGGAGACTTTAGCAACACTCCACTCTGGGCACACTTCCCAAGCACATTTGCCTATTCATACAATCGTGGTCGTAACTGGCACGAAGACGATTTAGAAGTCGCTAAATATAGAAAAGACTGTATCCTCTGCGTATTTAATGTAGACCTGCTTCCGTTCAAGGATAATAGCAGAGGTAAAGTGAAGCAGGAGTCCTTAGTTGACCCTGATCTGTTAGAACATTGGAACGTAGAATGATTAATATATACACAGTGAAGTGGGGATTTAAATATGATTCAGAACATGTTAATCTTATCCTCGAGCAATGTAAAGAACATATAACAACTGATTTCAATTTTTACTGTTTAACTGAACATTCTGTTGGTTTGCACCCAGAAGTCAATGTAATTCCTCTTCCTGCTGATAACTACTATGAAAAATGGTGGAATAAACTATACTTGTTTAATCGACGAGTCGTTCGACAACAGGGCGAAAAACTATTTCTCGATTTAGATATTGGTATTCAAAATAATATTGATTGTATTGTAGACCACGATCCAGAAGATGGTTTAACTTTTGTTCGTACTCACTGGCACAATATGAATAAAATGAAAGAGGATACGAAAGAGATTCCATACAAATATACGGATCTAAATTCTAGTGTGTTGAGATGGAACGACAGATTAGATATCGATAAGATTACCAAATTCGCTAGAGATTATCCTGATCAGATGTTTTATTATTATCGAGGTCTTGATAATCTTTTTGGTCATCAGAGAGATCGTCTACTAAAAATCAATCATTTCCCTGATGGTTGGGTATACAGTTACAACTACGGATATATTTGGCCGACAGATGTGAGAGAACAAGTTATCCGCGAAGAGCCTCTTATTTGTTTATATGATTCAATGGAAAGACCACAAGATGTTAAACTATAATTTTTTGAATAACTATCGTAATTGGGGTGATGGTCTGGATAAGATCAATCATGAAATGCCTTGGAAACACGAAGACTTTCGCAAGTCTATGAACCCAAACACGATGGATGCTGCTATCTGGTTGGTGGAAAACCTACAGAGATTGACTCTAGATTCAAATCCTCTGGATATTACAATCCTAAATTCTTGGTTAGGATTTCCTCTGGTTCCACTTCTCTGTGAAAATCTGAATGTCAAGAAAATCAATCTGATTGATATTGATAAAGACGCACTAGAATTATCAAAGGTGTTTAATCGTCACTATAATGATGACAGGGACATCGAACTAAATCACATCAACTGGGATATTCCCTTTGCTTATCATGACATCAATGCATTAGAAACAGATTTAGTTGTTTCTCTTTGCTGCGAGACCATGTATCCGTTAAAGAAAATGACAACCGCAAATCCAGATTGTATTTTTGCTTGCCAGTCATCCAATGTATTCAAAGAGATGTATGGTATTAATTGTGTTCCGACTATAGAGGAACACATCGAAAATATCGGTGTTAGTGATGTTTTATATCAGGGACAAATAGAACAATCATATTGGTCTTGGGATGGCAAAGTAAACTTCGATCGCTTCATGGTAATAGGAACAAAGTAATATGGCAAGAGCAAGGGTCGTTGCGCCACCACCACAAGATTATATTCCAGAACCACTAGTATCGACTCCTCCACTGGAAATTGTTGAAGAACAAGAGTGGATAGACGGGAATATGCAAGAAGCGGTAGAGGTAGAAACAATTGAGCCTTCTCAAGAAGAACTTGATAGAGAAAGAATCGCACAAGAAAAACATGAAGAATTGCAGCGGCAGAAACTTGCAGTAGAAGAAGAATCGAAAATAGTAGCAGAAACAATTGCTAAAGCAAAAGAGATTGTAGAAAATCCTCCTGTCGTAATTGAAACTGTTGTAGAAACTGTGCATGTGACAGATCCGCAATTGATGGAAGAATTGCGGATTCTTAGAGAAGTAAATGAAAAACTTGCCGCAGAAAAAAAGGCAGCAGAAAAGGCACGAGAAGATCAAATCGTAAAGATGCGCCAACAGGCAACTGACCAGAAAGGTAGTCAGTTGAACATGGTGCAGGCACGGAAACCTACTTTATTGAGCAGAATAAAAGATTTCTTTAAACGCAGAAGAATTGAACTTGCTACCATTCCTCGCGCAAACTACGAACAAGCAATTATAAACCAAGCATCAGTTGCCGTTCCAAAGATGCTGGATGATATTGAAAAGATGCACGAAAGTTTGACTATCTTAGAAGAACTATTGGCAAAGCATAAAGAACGTCAAAAGATTAAAGATTAACCGAAGTGAGAAGCATCCTCGCCCGAGATGTCTTCGATCATGGAACGCCAGATATCGAGATGCGGAACAACGTAACCTAATGTCAATCTCTTTGCAGAATTGCCACAACAATGATAGATGATTTTATTTGGATCGCTGCGGTCGCCAAAATATCCAACCTTACATGACCATCCTTTTGGATCGACCATAGTAACAACTTCTTTTGTTACTGGATCTAGGTAACGAAAGTAACCACCGTTTTCTTCTGAATTATATGTAATTAGAATATTATATCCTGCTGCATTCCAGTTGGTATGCCAACCCATAAAACCATTTTCAGGGTAGTATGTGAAGACCGCATTATTTTTTGCACCAAGGTAATACATCAATTCTTTATTAGTTTCTTGTTGCCTTCTTCCATATTCAGAAGGGAACCATGGTTGCCCATGCGCTGTGCCCATGTCGGTACACACTGCGACTTCTGGAAACCCAACATGTTTCTCGCCCTTGTTAACAATATGATTTAAGTACTGCTGATCAGTAGCAGTATCCACATTCAATCCACCAGCACGCTTTTCTTGCATGTCTTGTGGTCCGAGAACAAGATGTTGATCATTTTGCTCAAAGAACCATTGGGTAAATGGTTCTAGAATATCACTTAGTTCTTTAGAAACTGAATTTGTAAATTGTAGCATGTGTGTCCTGTTTAACTCAATAAGGAATGTGGAATTGTGTAATGATAAATTACTATTGGTTGACCCTGTAATTCTTCTTCTTTGTAACCTGAAACAAAGTTCCATCTGGCATCTGGGTCGGGGAATCTCGCAGTCTTGACACCAAAATCAAAGTGATTTAGTAGTCTCCACATTGTGAATGTGTCCCACTGCAGAGCAGATTCAGGATAATGCTTACGATCCCATCCTGGTTTATTCTGTTCCCAATACTCATCATACCAAGCACGCATTAGTTTTAGTGTATGATCATTATTTCGATAGACGAACAGACCACAATGCTCAGTCATTTCTTCAGTGTCTGAGAGTTTAGTTATTGCTGCATTGTATGGACGATTAGCAGTAAACAACACATCTACATCTTCGGGAATCTGATCAAAGATCTTAGTTATGTCTTCATGTTCAACTTCCGTATCACAATCCATGTAGACGGTCAAGTCATATGGTGTCTGATCAAGCGCCCACAGTTTTGCTCGCTTGTCTCTCGGAACATTTTCAGTAATGATTGTATCGAAGATTTCATAATCATCTGGTTGAACCCATTCTTCATGTGTAAAGAATGTGATATGTGCATCAGGATAAAAGTCGCGCAGAGATATAGCAGAATTCCTTGCTGCTCTGTAATACCCCTTTCTTACTGTTGCGACGTAGAGGAAACCATTATTCGGCATCAACTGCTTCTCTGATAATAGCAGTGTTTGCTTCTTCTTGCTGTAGAAGAATGACAGTATAGGCAGTTACTTCCATGATGTTCTTTGCTTTACGAATCTTAGACTTCAACTCGCGATTCTTCGAGGACTTGATCAAGTCGATTTCAAATGCATCTAGTTTCGCAGCGAACAGTTGCTCTTGCTGCATACGTGTCTTATCAACTTTCTGCCGTTCAATATTATGTTTGATATGTTGGTTGCGGTCATCAAACCGTTTCTTGGTATTCGCATCAATTTGCTCGACGCTAAACTTCTTCATCAATTCGTCAAAGTCACGATTAGTTCCATCGTTCATAATCGATGCAGTTGCTCGTTTACCCGTATCAGGATAAACGAACTCTGCGATGACATGTTGTTTTTCTTTATTCGCCCAGTAAGGGTTTTCAATAGTTCGCGTAGTACTCATTCAAATCTCCATTAAAAAATATTTTTCTCACTATTATATATACGCTATTTTATCCCAAAAGTCAAGGGTTTTTATGCTGTGCGAACCCAAAGTTTTATCGTCGATACAGTTTCTTTTGTTTCAATCACTGTTGCGCCAGAGAAGTTATTGGAGTATGTTCCACTGAAGTTTCCAATGTAGTTACCTGTATAGTTTCTAGAACCAGCATAGAACCCAGTGTAGTTTCCTGTGAAGAAACCTGTGTAATTTCCAGTGTATGTTGCAGTTCCTGCAAAGAATCCAGTGTAAAACCCTGTAAAGTATCCAGTATAGTTACCAGTGTATGTTGCAGTTCCAGCATAATTACCAGAGAAGAACCCTGTGTAGGTCCCAGAATATGTTCCGGAGTAGGTTGCTGGTCCAACATAGTTACCAGTAAAGTATCCTAAGTATGTACCGAGATATGTTCCAGCATAGTTGCCCGCATAGTTTCTAGAACCTGAATAGTTTCCAAGGTAATTTCCGCTGAACGATCCTAGGTAGTTGCCAACGAAATTACCACCGACGAAACCACCGAAGAATAGAGTATATGTTCCAGAGAAGTTTCTCGAATATGTCCCTAGATAGTTGCCCGCATAGGTTCCTGCATAGTTTCTAGAACCAGCATATGTTCCTGTGTAGTTACCACTAAAGTTTTGCGTGTAATTTCCAGAATAACCAGCAGTACCGACATAGTTGCCGACATAGTTACCAGTGAAACCTTGTGAGTAAGTTCCTGAATAGTTTGCTGGTCCAACATATCCACCGCTAAAGTTATTTGCGAATGAACCAGAATATGCTCCTGAATAGTTTGCTGGTCCAACATATCCACCGCTAAAGTTATTTGCGAATACACCAGAATATGTTCCAGCATAGTTCGCAGAATAATTTCTAGATCCGGAGAATGTTCCAGCATAGTTACCGCTGAAGTTACCCAGATAGTTCTGTGGCGTTACTTGTTCGCGTGTATCTGCAAATTGATCACCAAGTTCGACCCACGTTCCACCAGAAACAGGAGCAGATGATTGCACCTTATACAATCCTACGCCACTATCAACAATTCTGTTTCTGAAATTCGGAAGCATCTGTAGAATTTCCGAAGATGACATTTCTTTGACATCTTTGGTGTCAATAAGTTTCAGTGGTTTTAAATTGGAGTCTGAAAGAGTAGTCGCAGCAGTTTTCTGCCACAGATATGTTACTGTGTTTCCACCATTGGCAACATCTGTTAGAGTATAACGCGAAACCCATGTGCCGCCTGTTGGTGCAGTTGGTTGTAGTCTATACTGTCCTGCAGTATAAGTTGTTTCGGAGACCATCGCATTAATAGCATAATCCAGAATCTCAGTATCAATCTGAGCATCTGTCAGTTCTTTGATACCGTCGTCATATTTTAGAGGACGATTAGTAATATTTTCCGTAGCAACTGCAGTAACCTGTTTAGCAGTATATGTAACAGTGTCAACAGCACCAGTTGCAGGATGAGTACCAGTTGCTTCTTGGCGATCCGTATCTGAGAATGTTCCGATTGTAGTACCAGAACCACTGTTGTTTGTGGTAATGTTTATTTCTGCCGTGCCTGTACCATCTGAGTTTGCACCAAAGGAAACTGTCAGAGTTTGTGCGATATAGTTCTTCACCTCTTCAACAGACATCTGCTGGAGACCCTGCCAGTTTGCAGCAGAAACGGGTGTTGCTGAAGATTTATTTCTCAATACCATTTTTATGCAGTCCTAATCCACAATTTAATTGTCGAAACTGTATCTTTGGTCGCTTGAATTGTTGCGCCAGAGTAATTTCCTGTAAAACTATTTATATAACTGCCTGAATAAGTTCCAGAGTAGTTTGTTAGACCAGAGTAAAACCCAGTATATGCTGTTCCTACACCAGAGAAAAATCCTGTATAAAATCCAGTATAGTTTGGTCCAGGAGTCGGTGATCCTGGAATCGTTCCAGCGTAATTCCCAGTATAGTTTGTAGGAGTCGGCGATCCTGGAATCGTTCCAGTGAAGTAACGTGTAAACGCTGATGAATATTGCGCAGAATATGCGGTTGGTCCTGCAAGATAATAACCAGTATAGTTTACGCCTCCAGTAAAGAATCCTGTATAATTACTGCCTGGAATTGATGGGCCTGCATAAAATCCAGTAAAGTATCCTGTATAATTTGTCGGTACAGGCGCTCCAGTATAATATCCAGTAAAGTTTGTTGGAGTCGGAGATCCAGTAATCACACCAGAATAGTAACCAGTATAGTTTGGACCAGGAGTTGGAGCTCCCTGATAATACCCAGTAAAGTTTGTCGGACTTGGTGGAGAAATGATTACTCCTGCATAAAACCCAGTATAGTTTGGTCCTGGACCATTATATGAACCAGCGAATGGGATTGGACCAGATGTGTAGTAACCAATATAGTTTGGACCTGCTGGTGCTGGACCAAGATAATAACCAGTAAAGGCTGTTGGTGTCGGGGTGGTGATATTAGCAAAAAAACCAGTGTAGAATTGTGGTACTGGTGTTGGACTTAGATACTCACCAGTAAACGAATCTCCTGGTTCTCCAGGTGCTAAGTCTGGACCTTGATAGTATCCAGTATAATACACCTGCGCTGGAGTTCCTTGGAAATATCCAATGTAGTTTACTGGTCCACCTGGAAGAATTCCCTGATAGTATCCTGTGAAGTATTGGAATGTTCCTGGTTCAACGCCACTAGCATATTCACCAGTAAACGTTCTCGTCCCAGTATAAAAACCAACGTAGGGAACTCCTGCACCCTGATAATATCCAGTAAAGGTTGTTGGTGTTGGAGATCCAGGAATGACGCCAGAATAGAAACCAGTATAGTTTGGTCCAGGAG